CAGATCTTCCCGCGACATGCCGCCAATAGTGGCGGGCGTGTATGCGTTTGCCGGCTTCCTGTCCAGATACGGGCGCCAGTCGCCCGGCTCCAAAACCTTCACGCTGTCCCCATCCTCGGCCAAGATCGGGTTGGCCCGATAGTATTCCGTCCATACCTGATCCGCGCCCTCCAGGCTGCCGTACTTCCGCAGCCACGTTTCATAGAAAGCTGACTTTGCCTGCGTCCGCCTTGCCCCTGCCTGCATCATCTGCGCGACCAAAAGGTTCCCTTCAAGCGTTTGGAGCAGGTTTGGAATTGCGGCCTCGAACATTGCCATCTCGCGGTCCGTAATGGCGCCTTTTGTTTGCTGCGTGAAAAGCAACTGCGCTTCCATTGCTTTTGACCGGAAAACGCCGCGGGCGCCCTCATCGCCGGGGAGGTGGCGAATTAGGTCATCCGCCTTCCCGTAAGCCTTGCCGAATGGGCCGGTATAACCAACGCGCGGGGCAAGGACTTCAAGCTGGTTTCCGAGGCTTTCCAGGTCTTCCGAATTCCGGGCCTCTGTACGGATAGCTTCCATCGCCGCCGCATCGCCCTTGGTCAATTCATTGGAAAGCGTTTCCGCATCGCGCGGCGTGTTTGTCGAAAGCGGGTTCTGCCCGCTCGGCCCTTCGCGCGGGCCTACCGCGATCGATGTGCCATCCGGCAGCGTAACGGACATATCCGCGCCGCTCCGGGGTTCGGTGATGGCCGTAGCCTCCCCGTCCTGGATGCTGTAGAGCACGCCATCAACATTCTTGATGTCCGGCGCCTTCATCAATTCCGCAACGCCCATTTCGCCGCCCATATACATGCTGTCGAGAAGCATCAGGCTTTCGCGCGTCATCGGCAGGGTTATGCCAAGCGGGGCCGTCGCTTCCATCCACGCGCGCTCGTCGCCGTATTCAAGCGCCCCGTATGCGGTTGTCAGCATCCCTTTCAATTCCTGCAACTCTTGCTGCGCCTGCCGGGCATCGCCCATTGCGGCTACCTGCTGCGCCACCTGGTTGCGCGCCATGTCAAGCCGCTCCCGGTCCATGCCTAGCCGTGCATCCGCCCGCGCGCCATCTTCGCGCTGCTGCCCCATGTTGAACGCGGTAACGGGGTCCATCTGCGCAAGGGAATTCATCGCGCCCGGATCGCCCGCAAGGATGCCCGGCCCTTGTTCCTGATAGAGCGTGTTCATTTCATTTTGACGCCGCGCCGCTACCGCTTGCTGCCCCGCGATGTTGGAGCGCGCCAAGGTGTTCACAAGATCCGGTTGCCGGGTCTGCATCGGGATAAGCGTGTTCATTCGCATTAGCCAAATCTCCGGCTGCTTAGGAAGTTTTGCGCATCCAGAAGGATAGGCGCGCGATCGGCAAGGGCGTTCTGTTGTTGCGGCTGTTGTTGCGGCTGTTGCGGCGCCAATGTGTTTTGCGCCGTTTGCATGGGGCCGCCTTGCGCCAGTTCGTTTGCCGCGGCAATCCGGCGGTCAAGGTGGGGAATGCCCGGCCTTAGAAACTTCTCAGAATAGATCCGCGCCGCGTCTTCGGGCGTTTGCGCCTGCATCAGCGCCGCATTGGCGCCCTTTTCGGTGTTTTGCAGTTCCCAGATGGTAAAATCAAGCTGGGCGTCCAGATCGGAAGGATCAACGCCGCGCGATCTGGCAAATTCTTCGTATTGCCGCCGCCGTGGCCCGGTCCACTGGTTCAGGCCGTAGCCGCCGCGCGATCCCGGTACAAGCGGCGCGTATTCGTTCACGTCCGTTTTGAAGCCGTCGCTTTCGATTGCCATATTCCCGGCAACGCCGACGGCAACATGCCAGGGAAGCCCGCGGTCGATAAGCCCGCGGATGATAACGTCCCCGCCCTGCATCAGGAAAACCACCCCTTGATTTTCTCGAACGGGTCAACGCCTTGGGCTTTCTGGTAGTTCCATGCGCCCACCGCGTTGTCAATGCCTTGGGATAGGGCGTTAAAGCCGCCAACCGCGCCCGCCGCCCGCGCATCGCCCTGGTTGGCGTATGCGTTGCTAACGCTATTGGCAACGCCCTGGCTGAAACCGCCCTGCAATGCCGCGGCGTTCTGCCCCGCGCCGGATTGCGCCGTCAGGCGGTTCAGCCAATTCCCGTATTCCATATTCCCCAGGTTGGTGCCGTATTCCTGCAATGCCTTCATCGTGGCGCCGCTGTAAAGCCCGCCCCGCGCCGCGGCGCTGCCCTCGACCGCCTGCTGCCCCGTTTCCATGAGATAGTTGAAATATGGCGACTGCTGAAACCCTTGGTATTTCTGCGCGCCCGTGGCCTTGCTGGCGGCGTATTGCCGGGCTTCCTGCTCGCTGCCGAACACCTTGTCGCCGACGCGCCACTTGGTAACGGTGCTTTTGCTGCCCCGCGCCGCCGGGCTGGGCGATCCGTCCGCAATGGAATGCTGCGGCGCCTGCGCTTGCAGGTAGCGCTGCTTCCCGTCGCCAAGGCCGCTGATAACCGTCCGATACCGAACGCCCGCATCCGGGTTGCCGGTTGGATAGCTGCCATATGGGTTGGGCGCGCGGGCGCCGGTAGTATTCCGCGAAGCCAGCGTGTTGACCGGCTGCCCTTGCGTGGTCTCCGTGAAACTGGTAACGGCGGGGCGGGTGCCTGCCGAAAATGAAGGGCGCGGGCCGCCTAGCAACTCATACCGAAGCGCGGCGTTGTAATCCAGGCCATCCTCGCGGTATGGCGCCAGGTTGTTGACCGTGTCCTCGTACATTTCCCGCTGGAACGCGATCTGCTTTTCCGCGGCCTTTGCTTGCGCGTCCGCGGCCTTGTCGGCGCTTTTCTTCCCGAGAAGGCCGCCGGCGATCGATCCGACTATTCCGAATAGCGACATGCGTCACCTCACTTGAGTTTTTGCACCAGCAGAACCGTGCCCGCGTTGAGGCCGGTAACGGCGCCCGTAGCCCGGAAGCGGAGAACCTGCCCGGCGGTAAGGTCGAACAGATCATCCGTTGCAACCGTTATCGTGGATGACGCCCCGGCGCCCGTAACCGCGCGGCTTGTATCCGCCGTGTCGTCGATCAGGGTCGCCAGGGTAACAAGCCCTGTACCCGAGCCGCGAAACCGAACCATGACGCGATAAACGCCACCTTCGTTGACCGTCAGGGATGCGCCGGACAGGCCGAATGCGGGGTTTTCCATATCGGCGGCCCATGCGATATCGGCGCCGCCCGTAAAGTCGTCGCTAAAGATATCCCCGGTTGCCCGGAAGAATACCGCATCCCGATCAAGCGCCCGCAATATGCGCAGCCCGTCCAGCGAAAGCCGCCTGTCTGTTCTGACGAATTCAGGTATTTGCGTTGGGATCATCTGATTTTCACCGCCGCGCTTGAATAGATCGGCTTGTGCCGCTCCGTTGTGATTTCCAGCTTGACGCACATGCTACGGAATGCGCCAATCTTGCGGATGATGACGCGATGGTTCTTGCCTAGCGTTCCGTCATTCAGATAGGTAAGCTGCCGGCCATATATCTTGTCAAATGTCGCGCCGTCGTTTTTGGAAAACGCTATCAGCGCAAAGTTCGGCTCGTCGTAGCTGGCGGACCACGAGCCGAACAACTCGAATTCGTCTACGGTAAACAGCTTGTTGCCGTTCCGCAGAATGCGGCTTATCGCCTCGCGGTGCAATGGTACGCCAAGGTCCAAATCGCTTTCGCCCATAGCCACAACATCGCCGTCAACCTTGCCGACCCACCACTTGTCGTCCGACTTCTGCACCGCGCTTGCGGCCTGCCAAGGTGCGTTTTCCGGGGTAAAATCGTCAAGATAATACTCGCCGCGCTCGTGCCATTCATTCGTGGAAATGTCGTAGACCCATGTCAATTCATCCGCGAACCGGAGGCAGACAAACTTGTGCCCGTCATGCTCGTAATATAGCGCGGAAAGCGGGTCCTTGTTGCGCAAAAGCAATTCGATCTGCCGCGTCGATATGGGGCGGAAATCGGTGTTTGCGCCGATGTAGCACACATTATCGTTGCCGACCCAAAACAGCATGTCGCGGCATTTGCAGACCGACCGATAGGACTTGAGGCCGACGCCCTTGACGGCCACCCGCGTGAATGCCGTAGTGGGGTCCGTCGATCCGGTTTCCGTCCATATCTCAACCGACCGGCGTTTGAAAATCCACCAGTAGTCGTTGCTGACAATCCCGCGCAAATTCAGGTCGTCGCCCGCTTCGGTAGATGCGAACCATAGCCCATCCAGGCTGGTTGCATCGCCGGGCGCCGACCATTGGATAAGCCGCCCTTCCGATTGCGTCATGACAACCCGGTTGCCCAGAACGCCGACCGAACCGACGTCCGAGAATGCGCCGCCCGTAGGCGATAGCAGGCTCGAACCATCCCAGACGCGATAGGCGCCATTGGAACAGATCGCCACGCTACCCGGCAACAACCCGGCCATGCTTGTGTTGAACGCATTGGCCACCGTAGCGCGTTCCGTCGGAACGCCCAGATCGGTTATCGTCCATAGCTTGCCATCGGCAATCGCATGAACGCCTCCGTTAAACCAGATCATCTCCCGCACCTCGCCGCCCAAATCGCAAACGAAAGTTTGCCGCGGTACGGAACGCAGTATGTAGCGCGAAGAGCCGCCCTCATGGACCGGCTCGCGGTAAAGGTTAATCAGGCGCGATGGGTCTACGCTTACCGCGTTCTGGTTCCGCGTACCCTGCCCGGCCCATTCTATTTCCATCAGTATTGCCGCCAGGTCAGGGAACTGTTCGGGATCGACACCGCGGTATCAAGCGTGACCGGCTCGAGGACGGTAAACTGCGCCTGCAACGCGCGGAAAAACTCTTCGGCATCAAAGCCGCTGGCCTGCCCATAGCCCGGCGCCAAGCGCGCGGCAAGCATCTGGATCACGCCTTCATGATATTCGCGGGGGATGCCAAATGGGTTTTCCTTGGCAAGCCCGGGGGACCACAATTCAAACTCCACGCCGCGCAATTTCCATTCCGTCAGCATGTCGTCCAGGACGCGCAGCCCGTCGTCCATTTCCGTGGGCGCGTTAACTTCGCCCAGGCCCCACGCGCCGATGCGCCGAAATGCGGCTGTGACGATATCGCCAATGGTATTGTTAGCCGCCATGCGCGTATCCCCTTAAAGGTTGGGGCGGCAGTTGTCCGCCGCCCCGGTTGCCATCAGGCAGTCAGGCGCCCGCCAAGCCGCGGATCGATCGTCGTGACGCCGCAAAGGACGTCGAAACGGATCGTCTGGGACAGGTCGTCGCCTTTGACGTATTCGGTACAACTGATGCTGACCGAATTCCCGGCCTTGTAGGCGGTTTTGACGCCTTGGCTTGCCGGGATGTTCAGACGCCGCGACACGAGGGCGATTGCCTTCGGGTGCAGCATCAGGCTTTGGCGATACGTCGCCCCGGCGGTGCCGGTTTTGACGGTGATCGGCGCGTCATTGGCAGGCGCGGCGGTCACGGTCTGGAACGGCCCCGACGTGATGATCGGGGGCGAGATGGTCAGCGTTGCGGGGCCGGTGCTGGCGCCGCTGTTCGCGTTGGCCTTGACGGTGAAGGTTTGCAGGCGCCCGGTGCTCACTTTGGAAACCGGGTTGACCGCAAAAACGCCATCGATGGTGATGACGTCGCCGGCCCGCAGCACGTTGGTCGTGCTGTTGGTCCAGCCGTTCGTCACCAGGGTTTGCGACCACGTGGTTTTGACGTCCGCGTAGTCGGTATCCTGGTCCGCGCCATTCACAAGCGGCGTGCCGCCGTGGGTGCCCACGGTATGCGACGGGGCATAGACGCTCGTAAAGTTCTCGAAGCCGGCAAATTCGCCGATCGAAGCACGCTCAAGGGCCTTCTTGTTCTTGCCCTCGATATAGAGCGATTTCACGCCATCCGCCAGTTCCAGCCCGGTATCGGTGGGGTGGAATGCGCGCCGCATATCCATCGGCACGGCGCCGTCCGTCAGGATCGACCCCAGGGCCCCGACCGCCTTGAACGTGGCGGGTACGGTGCCGGGGGTGCCCGCGAAATGATAGAAGTCGATATACCGCGCGCTGATCTTCTTCTCGATCTGGTCGCGGATGGTAATCATCGCGGGCTTCACCACGTCCTCCGAAAAGCGATCGAACGACAGGGTGCGGTGGATGGCGCTGATTTCAACGGGCACCGTGATGGTTTCCTGCATGGTGACAGGGACCGTCGCCTGTTGAATGTCTTGCTTCGTGCTGCTGACGTCCAGGTCGTCAAGCTGGGCGGTGTATTGCGCCGGGCGCCGCATGTTCACGGTATCGCCGACGGTGGTGAATTCATCCGACAGGTCGGTGTGGACCGACTTTGCCAGCATGAGCTCGTTTTCAAGGTGCATCAGGGCTTCCGATACAATCTTGACTGGTGTGATGAAGTCGTTGGCCATTGGCCTTTACCTTTCAGAAAGTGCCGCCCGCTTCCCGCCATTTCGCGTAATCATCAATCGGCGCTTTCTCAGGATTGATGGTCACGCCACCGCTTGCGCGGACCGGCTGGATAGGGTCGGGGGCTGTTGATGTTCGCGCCGCGCGGGCTTTCTGCGCCGGAAGGATACCTTCCAGCAAAGCCATTGCGGCGTGTTGCGATTGTTCCGGCATGGCCGCGATTACTGCGGCGCGATCCGGGTTCTGGCCCAGAAAATAGGCAACTTCGGCGGCGCGGTCGGATTGGGTGGCCAGGTAATCCTTCATTGCCATCGTGACGGGCAGTCGTTCGTTGGTCGTCACAACGGCATCGAAATCGGGGAAAGCCTCCACGGCTTCGCGCCGCCGGGCTTCCCATTGCTCATGCACTTCCCGGGCTGCCCTTTGCTGGGCTTCCTCGTATTGTGCATTAATGCGCTCCTGGTCCTTCTTGATCCTCGCGCCTTCCCGCTGCCCCGATTGCTGCTGCATCAGATACACCGCCAGCGCGGCGGTATACTCGGCTTCAGTATCGAAATCGGTATCTTTGGGCCGTGGAATTTCGGCGGATGTCTCTTGCAAGGCCGCCTGCAATGCCTCGTTTTCGCGCTTCAGCCGGTCCAGTTCATCGCGCGCCTTCTGGGCGGCAATCTTCCGGCGCTGGTTGCGCGTCAGTGGCTTTTCGTCCTCGCCTTCCGGCTCGGCGGGCTGGTCGTCCTGCCCTTCTGTGCTTTCCGCCTCTTCAGGCGTCTCCGTCTCGGCTTCTTCCGCCTCGACTTCGAATTGCACGACTTCTTCGGCGCCCTCTTGGTTCGCCATTTCCTCGTCGTTCATAACCGTCCCTTATCTTCCCATGATTTGTTGAAGGGCGCGGCCTACTTCGGCCTGTATGACCTCCGCTAGTGCCGCATCCAGTGAACCGCTCTTGGCGGCAACTTCGAGTTGTTTTTCCTCAGCCTCGAATTTCGCTTTTTCCGCATCCGCGACGGCCTCGTTGGCTTCCGCGTCCGCTTTTTTCATCTGTGTCTGCATCATGGCTTCCGCCATCTGCGCTTGCTTGGCGGCCTGCTCCTGCGCCGCCTGCCTGGCCTGCATCGCCGCGGGGTCGTTCGCGTCTTCCGTCTCTTCCCGCAATTCCGGCGGCAGCGTTTTGCGCAGCCGTTCCGCAAAACGGTCAGCCTTCGGCCAATCCATCGCCTCTGCAACCAAGTCACTCGTTACCGCCGCGGCGTTCGGGAATGCCTGCACAAAGCCCAGCATCCCGTCGCGGACTTCCTGCCGTTCGGTTTTATAGCTCGGCCCGACCGTCAAGCGGACGTCGTATTTGCCCACCGTCAGGTCGTTGACCAGGCGCTCAACCCCGTCGCCCGCGTCCTCGACCTTGTTGACCTCGATCATTTCTTCCTTGTCGTCGCGCGACAGGACGCGGAGAAGCCTTTGGCTGTCGTAAACCTTCGGGATCATATCCACCAGGCAACGCCCCGCGGCCAGGATCGCCTTAGTCATGTTATCCGCATAAACGCTGGTTGCGCTGTCCGCCTCGACCTGGCGCTGCCGGATCGCCACGCCGCTCGTCTCGTTGCTTTTGGCGCCCAATGCCGCGTCGTAGATGCCCGTTGTTGCCCGCATGTCGTCCATTGCGGATTGTGCCAGCATGGCAAGCGCTTGCGAGGATACGGGCGGCTGCGCCCTCTGCGGCGCGCCCGGCGCCCGCGGGTCCGGTTCATACGGCAGGTAGGGATAGTTGGACTGGTTCGCCGTGTTCCAGAACCGCTCGTGCCCTTGAACCTGTTTCAGCGTCACAAGGTATGGCGCTTTGGGCTGCAACGCCGCGAATTCGGCCTCCGTGCTCCGGGCGTAGTTGTATATTTGCTGGGCATCCTTGGCGTACCGGATGACGCCGCAGCGCTTCAAACGCCCGTTAACCTGGCCCTCGTCGCCCACAACGGCAAACACCGGCATGTAAGACCCGGGGTGCTCCGTCGGGCCTTCCAGCACTTCCGCCCCGGATATCTTGGCCCAATTGATGACCCTGCGCATTGCCGTCCGGCGCCGCAGGATCGCCT